CTCTCAGTGCTCGACATTCTCTCGCTCGTCGAGGACGTCTACCCGGCGCTCATCATCGCACCGTTGCGTGTCGCGCAAAGCACGTGGCCGGACGAAGTGGCCAAGTGGTCGTGCTTCTCGCACATACGTATTAGCGCGGTGGTCGGCACCGCCTCCGAGCGCGCGGCAGCGCTCCGTGAGAAGGCCGATATATACACCACGAACTACGAGAACCTACCGTGGCTCCAAGAGCACCTCGGTGACGAGTGGCCGTTCAGAACGGTAATTGCCGACGAGGCTACGAAGCTTAAGGGCTTCCGCTTGCGCCAAGGTACCAAGCGTGCGAAGGCGTTAGCTCGTGTCGCGCACACCAAAATCAAACGGTTCATTGAGCTGAGCGGCACGCCCTCCCCCAACGGTCTCGTAGACCTTTGGGGCCAAGCCTATTTCCTCGACGCCGGCCAGCGCTTGGGCCGTACGTTCGACGCCTTCCGGCAACGGTGGTTTCAGAAATCGTTCGACGGATTCAGCATTGACCCGTTGCCGTTCGCTCAAGAACAGATTCAGGACAAGCTCAAGGACGTGTGCCTCTCGCTTAACGCCGCGGATTACTTCGACCTCAAGGAGCCGATCGTCAACACGATCTACGTTGACTTACCTCCCAAGGCACGTGAGCAATACGACGAGATGGAAAAGCGCATGTATGTCGAGCTCATGGAGGACGATCTAACGCATGAGGTCGAGGCGTTTAACGCTGCGGCCAGGACGATGAAATGCTTGCAGCTCGCCAACGGCGCAGCGTATGTGGGCGAGGACAACAGCAAATGGGTAGAGGTACACGATGCAAAGCTTAAAGCTCTCGAGGACGTGGTCGAAGAAGCTGCGGGTATGCCAGTTCTGGTTGCTTACCATTTTAGGAGCGATCTTTCTCGCCTGCGGAATGCTTTTCCTCGTGCCCGCGTATTGGATTCAGACCCGAAGACCATCCGAGATTGGAACGCCGGACGTATTCCCGTTCTCTTGGCTCACCCTGCTTCGGCCGGTCACGGTCTCAACCTTCAAGACGGCGGCAATATCATCGCCTTCTTCGGGCATAACTGGAACCTCGAAGAGTTCCAACAAATCATCGAGCGCATAGGCCCAACGCGGCAGATGCAAGCCGGCCACAATCGCCCCGTATTCATCCATCATATCGTCGCGCGTAAGACCGTCGAGGAATTGGTGATGAAGCGGATGGAGACTAAGCGAGAAGTCCAAGACATCCTATTAGAGGCAATGAAACACCAAGGAGGTACCTATGCCCGATGAACAAGAAGATCTAACGCCACCGCCCCCACCGCCAACACGTGCGGCGTCACCCGAGCCTGAGCTTGATACGCCCGGGGCCTGGTACGCGCCGGCACCGGCGATCTCTCCTCGTGTCGCGAGCGGCAGTGGCTGGGTGTCATGGACTGACTTCATATCACGGCAATCTTCAGGACAAGAGGTACGCCGATGAGAGCTTTATTCACCTCTGTACTTCTGATCCTAGCGATCATCGCGGCCCCGTGGCTCGTAGTCCGCGATCCCGACTTGATCCCCATAACTATAGCCAGCATTCCCGTGGCATTCCTTGCCCTGCGGAAGCTTGTTCTATGGGCGGAAGAGGAGGTCGGCTGATGAGAATATTTGCATTCTGCCTTCTGTGCTTGATGTGCGGCTACGGGCTCGCGGCAGGCGTCACCCTCGTGCTCGAGTCGAGCATAGTCTCTGGTGCCGGGGCCATCGTCGCCTCGCTCTTTGCCTTGTGGATAACGTGGAGGGCGTTCATATGACCAATAACAAATGGATCGAATGGCGCGGCGGTGAATGTCCGGTGCCCGGTGACACTCTGGTAGACGTGCGCCTCCGTAGCGGTAACGTCAGCAGGAGCACTCGCGCGGCTATCCACCACTGGGACCAGATCGGAAGCTTGGTGGACGTCGTCGCCTACCGCGTCGTGCAAGAAGAGGACCAACCCAAAGTCCCAATCGAACGCGCCCTCGGGGCACAAGCCGACGGCATCGACGCCACGCTCGAGGAACGCGGCAAGCGCTACGGCAAGTTCACCGGCCACGCCAGAATCACACAATCGATCAAGCGCGCGATGGCATCGGCTCCGAAGTACGAGGCACTTGCCGACGACCAGAAGGAAGCGCTCGAGATGCTTGCGCACAAGATCGGCCGCATCCTGAACGGCGACCCCAATTACCACGACTCCTGGCACGACATTGTCGGCTATACGAAGCTCGTGGCTGACCGCTTGAAAGACGGAGTTGAAGTATGAAGGACTCTCCAACATTTGATGAATGGTTCGAGGCGAAGTACGGCGTGACGTTCGACCGGATGTACTTACGGCGAGGGATGGATCTCACCTCGTCGTTTGTTGCGCTCTCGAGAGAGATGCGCGCATACCTAGACGAGATGATGAAGACCATCAGGCAACAAAGCTAACGGAGGGGTTTCATGACCGACGAACCACAATTCGAACAATATCGGACCCGGGTTCACACCGTAGCGGTCGTGTGCGTCTTCTGCGATGCGGAACACGGCCCGGGGGTCGAGGACCGTTTTGTCCAGCGCGACGGGCCTGGCACCCCAGCCATCTGCCAATCGTGCGTGGCGGCAGTCACAGGTGTGATCGCCGAACACGCGCTCGATGATAAAGGCCCGAGGATAGTATGAATTATCAAGTCGACGTGTATCTCTTTGCCGGCGGCACCGTAAGCCTCATGCGCACACGCTCTTTCGAGAAACACTGGCGGGCACGGCTCTACGCCTTCTGGTGGAACCTACCGATGTTGGGGCTCGCGTTCACTCACGCGGTGATAACACCACCATGTTCCTCACACCCGAAGAACTAGAGCAACTCACCGGCAAGCGCCGGCGGGATGCACAAATCCGTGCGCTGCGGTACATGGGCGTCGAGCACAAAGTCAGGCCCGACGGCTCTGTTGCAGTACTTCGTGCCCATGTCGAAAAACTGCTTGACGGAGATTTAGCATCTGCTATAAGGGGTTCAGAAGTTGAACCAGATTGGGACAGTCTGAATGCCTAAGCCAAGGAAGGCTGAGAACAAAGGATTACCCGCTCGTTGGCGGTTCCTCCACGGTGCCTATTACTACCAGGTGCCGGTGGGGTGCGAAGCGCAATGGGAGGGGAAGCAGCTTTTCCGTCTAGGTAAGACATTGCCCGATGCGTACAAGGCATGGGTGGAAAGGCTGGCCGAGGGTGACAGCGAGGTCAAGACTATCGGGCAACTGCTCGATCGTTACGCTCTCGAGGTCATCCCGGCGAAGCGATCGCCAAAGACCAGGACAAGTAACCGCCTGGCTCTGCCACGGCTCAAGAGTGTGTTCGGCGCGATGCCAATCGCAAGCATCCAACCGAAGCATGTCTACGGCTACGTGGTACGGCGGAGCAGAAAGAATGCAGACGGCACCGGCGGCAAGACGGTGGCGCACCGTGAGGTAGAGGTCCTATCACACGCATACACCAAGGCGGTCGAGTGGGGTTACCTCAACCGGCATCGGGGTGCGCCACATTGGCGACGACGTCGATCTCGAGCTTGTTAGTCGCTGACTTCAGCGTGATAGCGAGAGTCATTACCTCGAAACCCTCGGTATTCTGCGGGATTGTGTCGTCCGCCGGTATGGTGGTCGTATCGGTCTGCAACGCGCCGGTTTGTGTGCTGACCATCTGGACCACGAACCCCGCGGCCACCACGTCATTAGTTACTACCGTCAATGCCGCATCGTGTCTCTATCCTCCTAAGATTAACCTCGCCTCCGCGGCTCTTCGAGCCACAAGACCAGGGAGTTTTCTACCACCGCCCCACACCCATTTGCTGAGTTGTTCGGCGGCTTCTTGCCATTCGCCTGCGTCCACCTTCCGCTTCAAGGTACTGGCCTTATAGCGGCCGGTGCCAAGGTTGAAACAGAAGTCGGCCACGGCGCAAAGCTTGTCAGTCTCCGACACCAATGTCGGAGATATCTTGAGGACGGCGCGCACGAAGCGCTCAACGTCTACGGTGAGCAACTCCATGGCTGTCTCACGAGTTATCGGTGCGTCGCTCAATCGTACTGGTGTGCCGTCTGCGTAACGCGTGGCACCGACCGCGATTGTAGGAACACCAGCGGGGCATAGGTAAGGCTCGAGCCGCACCCCCTCGAACCTTATACACAGCCCCTTTAATGCTTCAATTGCATCATGTATGTCCGTCATGCTATGACACTCACATGAGGAGAACATACATGACTGAGATGATCGTAGTATCTAAAGGATGCCAATGGGTGGTTCACGCCGATGGAACGATCGAAGCGCCGCCCCACACAACCACGTACACAAGGACTAGACGAGGGGAGGGGCAGACCTTCACCTGCGAGTTCGGGAGGAGACGCCTTTCCCCCTATAAGGGACGACGCGGCTATCTTGAGGTAGCAGCGCAGAAGGGCGGGATACGTGTTAAAGAAACTGTGCACCGCCTGGTAGGGAGGGCCTTCGTTCCGGGATACGCAGAGGGCCTTACCATTAACCACATCAACGGGGTCAAGACCGATAATCGGCCTGAGAATCTTGAGTGGGTTTCTCGCGCGCGTAACACCAGGCATCAATGGGAGACCGGTCTCGTGGACTTGCGGGGCGAAAGAGCGCCAGGAAGCAAGCTTACTTCTAAACAGGTGGTGTATATTCGTAAGCTTCTCAGCCAGGGTGTGCCTGCTCATACCCTCGCGGTAATAGCGGACGTCTCTCCCTCGACTATCGCCTTTATACGTGACGGCAAAAGGTGGGCGCGTTCGTGACCGCATCATTTCTTCCTCAAGCTGCGATCAGCAAACCAGAAACCCACGATACTCCCGACGATGGCCTTCTCGTCTGGGCCCCATAAAGTAATGACGGCGGCCACCTGCGTGGCTCCTTGTTGGACGAGCACGGTGTACTGCGCGACGAGCGCGCCGGTGTACATCACAATCACCCACCAGAACGTGATTACCGGCCGCATGAGTGAGCTTATGGCGTCCACCCACTTGATCCCTGTGGTGATAGCCTGCGCCTTGGTCGCCTCGATGATGGCGTTGACTTCGGCCAGGCTTAGGGCGCCCTCGGCCTGCGCACGAGTCTGGTCGAGCGCCATCTGGCCCTTGAGCTTGTCTGCGTCGAGTTGACGGTCGAACATCGCGAGCTCGTGCTTGCGGTCGTCTTTACGCTCGAGGAACTTAAGTACCTCTGGGAGGAGACGGAATAGACCTCCGCCCAAGGTCGCGAACAATGTCATAATCATGAGTTACCTCTTCACACTCTGCACTGCGTTAACAATATTCTGTAGCTCATGCCACACCAACATTCCTACCCCCACGATTCCGGCCCATACGAGTCCTGATATGGTCTTTTCCTGCACGGCCTGCCGTAACCGTCTGCGCTCTTCGAGCATAATGATCATGGTCTCGTGATACCGCTTATGCCCCTCGATGTCCCCGGCAGGGAAAGCCTTATTGAGTTGTGCCAGAGCTTCTTCCGCTTTGGTGTGTCTAGTATTCATCTCATCTAGTTGGTCTATGATTTCTTTCTGCCCGTTGCGAATCTCCGTGATGATCTGAACCAGGCGTTCACCTCCTAGGCGGGTTGCTTCTTGTTGCCAGAGTTCAGGTTGGGATGAGGTCATGGCGTTACTCATAGAAGACGGATACGGTCCCGAAATCGAAGGTATTCGCCCCGCCAGTTGTGGTGAGCCGCACTCGATCGAGTTCGGCGGTTAATGCCTTGATTCCTGAGCCTACTCCCCCTGGTACCGCCGATCCCGCGTCTGGTTTGGCAATCGAGGAGGCCACCCAGACGTTACCGCCAACGTGGTGGAGCGTCACGCTGCCGGAGACTTTATTGGCAGAACCAGCGGCGCGCACGTCGAACCCTGCCGTCGAGGTGTACGTGGTCCCGTTAAGATCGTAAACCTGATCGTAACCAGATGCCTCGATACCCCCAGAATCGCCAAGCTGTATGAGGAAGTTGTCCGCACCATTGGAACTGACCTGATTGAGTACAACAGTAATCCTCTCCACCCCTGCCGGGATACCGGTAAAGTCGACCGAAGTCCCGGAGACCGATGAGCTAACCCGGGTAATACCAGCGGTCTGATCCGCCCACGTCGGGTTTGCCGCGGCGCCCTGCGTCTGCAGGAACTGACCTAATGTGCCAGCGCCTAAGCGCGCCCAGGCGGAAGCCCCTCGATAAAGGATATCTCCCTGCGCTGCGGAACCGATAAAGTCGAGGATCTCAGAGAGTGTGCATTCTTCCGCGTCTCCTGCGCCTGAAGTCTTGCGGCCTAGGATGCGGGAGGTCGCTGAGACATTCTGCATCTTGGTATAGGTCACCGCGTCGTCCGCGATCTTCGCTGTCGTCACAGTACCGTCGGACGGGGTGCCGATTGGCAGTGTGCTGACGATGAGCACCTCAATATTATTCGTCCCTGACGCCGGTGCGCTCGAGAAAGTGAGCGTTGTACCACTCACGCTATAGGTGTTCTTTTGCTGGTAAACACCAGAGACCCAGACGAAAGTATTGTTCTCGGTACCGGGGTCGCTTGCCAACGTGAACGCAACCGTCGATCCGTCGCCACTGTAGTTCGTGGCAGAGATGTTGCCCGCTGTCGCCCCGAATACGGCAGTCGTCCACCTATCCGGGCTAGGGTCAACGTCAGGGATGAAGGTCGCACCCGCGTCTGGGGTGCTGATCGTTTTGCTTGTCGCGCCGTCGATAGTGTCTGTGCCGTTACGCGCGATGGTCACCGCGTTAGCCGTGCTGTCAGTTTTCTTAACCCCGACCGCCCACGGTAGTGTAAGGTTGAGGGCCGCAACACTCGGTAGGTTCACCGTGACCGCGCCGCTCGTACAATCGACCGCGAAGAGTTTTCCGCTGTCGGACGAGCCGATTGTGTAGGGGCTGTCCGCACTTGTCAGGAAAACAACGTCTTGCCACATCACCGAACTGACCGCGATCTGCGCCGCGGTTGCTGAGGCGGCTGCTGCTGTCGCTTGTGTCGTCGCGATGCCGGCTTGCGTAGTGGCGGTAGACGCCTGTGTGGTCGCGATGGTCGCCTGTGCACCTGCGGTCACGGCGGAGGCTGCCGCCGCTGCTGCACTCGCCGCTGCGTTAGTAGCCTGGTCCTCGTAATCGTCGGCGCTCACGTCAACGTTCCCGTCTGCGTCGAACACGAGCGCCTTGTTTGCGCGCAGTGTCGCTGTCGGGAGTTCAGTCGTGATCGACGTGCCGTCGGAAAGCGGAATTTTGACCGAACGGTTGATCTTATTGAGGAGCTGCTGGATCAATATGATGGCGCGATCGAGCGCAGTGTTGATGACCGAGGGATAGAAACCGCCTTGGTTCGTGATCTCGACAGGTTGGAGATTTCCGACGTTGCTCGTGAGCGTGAGGAGCTCACCCGTTGCCGGTGCGGTGAGCATGGTGACCGTACCACCGGGTGAAGTGTCTTGGTCCGCGTTCAGCGAGACCGTGTAGTGCGTGATGATGGTCTTCGTTGTCTCGATACCGTCCTCGTCGGTGAGGACTACGACAACGTCAGTCGTAGCAAAAACCTTAAAAGTAAAGGGGAACGCAGTCGTCGAGCCGTTACCATTGAACGGCCCTGCGGTGCGCGTCTCACTACTGATCGTCATACTCGAGCACTCCTTGAGGGTCTCCCTTTATCCTGCACCAAGGCGTGCTTGATACGCGTACCGGTTTCCCGGTTATTTCTTCCGCTCTTCCTCTCTGCCCTTGCCTGATACCGCACCGCGCACGAGGTCGGCGGCATTAGCAGGTTCGACCTTATCTTGGGCCGCGTCCGCCGCATACTTGAGCGGTCGGCTCACCGCGGCGACTGGAATCCCGGTGGTCATGGTGATGAGTGTGAGCACGTCGCCAATTGCCTTGCTCGCTCTGCCTTCTCCTGCTAACGCTTTGTAAACGGAGACAGGCGCGCGAACCGAGCTCTCGATCGTCGAGACCGAAGGGCTTGTTGAGAGGCGATCGTCGAAAGGCTGTTTATTCATGGCGTTGACGCCAGCGTTGGCGACACTCCCCACGAACGGGAACATCGCGACGCCCGTACGCAGTTGTGAGCCGAGGAGCCACGAGAATATTTCATCGAGGTAACCGTCGTCGTCCTCGTCGTCCCAATCCCAACCGAACGTGCGCACAATCCCGTCGGCGATAACCGCAGGTAGCATGAAACCCATGGCGTAGACGTAGGCAAGCCTACCTTTATCCCCGCCCATGTCGCGCATGGTCTTCTTGTACTCGGTGCCGAGCAGATTGGCCTGCATGTTGAAATAGCCTGTGAACTGCGTGAAGAGCTGAACGAACGAATTGCTCGCCTCGAAACGCGCAATGTCTTCCGGTGACTGCGTGCCTTGTGTCTGACGCACGACGGAGTCGGCGAACTGCACCGCCTCTTTCTCGGTCATCGTCGCGGACGCCTGATCGAACGCCGCTTGCCACGATACGATGTCAACGACGTTCTGGAACGCACGTTGCGCGAAGTAAGCGTGCCTGTTCGCAATTTCTTTGGTCTTCTGCCAAGCGGTCTCGTCTTCGAGCATCTCATCCATCGCGCGACGTAGCTCGAAGCTCTCAGCGCTTAACCGTTCGGCCATCCACGGAGACAATGCTGCGATGGCTTCCGCCGTATCGTTAGGCGCTTTCATGTAGCGGAACAATGAGCTCTTGAGATGGCGCGGGTTAACCTTCACGGCGGCCATGGTGAAACCGGTGATTTGTTGGAAGGCGTTGACGAGATTCGCGGTCATCGCGACCATACCGGTGCGCTTGCGCAGACCCTTCAGAAATTTATCTGCAGCCTTGCCGCCCCACCCCGTCCACGGGGAGGTCGCGAGCTGCCTCGCTGAGCGGTGCAGCCAAGGCATTAGCATCTCGGTAATTACCGTGGGGTCCATACGCTGCATCGACCCGGCGAATGAGCTACTGCGGATGATGCGCAGAGCGTCACGCACGGCGGGTTGCACGTACGTGAACCGAAGCGCTTGATCGATGTGAGAGGCTACGAGCCTCAAATCCATCACGAGCGGCTTGTTGTACTCAACGCGACCCTTGGTGAAGCCAGTGGCGGTCGATGGCATCATATAGTTGAAGCCTTCCTCAATCACGTTCGCCTCGTTCTTCATTGCGGCGTCTTGCACGATCTCCTTGTCGGCCACGGCTGGCGCGTATCCGCCTCGGTATGTGCCGAACGGCGTTACGACCGGGTCGGCAGTGATCTCGCTGAAATAGTGGCCGTACATGTCGTAGTGGGCCTTCTGCGCATCACCCTTGATCGACTCCATGAGGTCCCACACTTTCTGTAAGAAGTCGAAGTCTGACTTGGTGAGCGTGCCTTCCTTAATCATCCGGTCTAAAAACGCGTCCATGCGCCCAGTGTTGAGCACTTTCTCGCCCGCCGGTGTTACGGTTTCGGTTGCCCACCCACGACCGAGCAGGAGCTTGCGCTTGTTGCTCATGTTCCCGATGTGGAGGAGCGCACCGAGCAGTTCGTTTTTGTTCGCGAACGTGTAGTTGATTTCTGGCGCTGCTACCTTGGCTTGGTTGAATTCGGCTTGCTTCTCGCGAAGCAAAGCCACGTACTCTCTGAGCACGCGGTTCTTTTCCGTGCGGTATTTCGTAACGGCGTTGCTGATCGGTTGGAAGATGTACTTGCGGAACGGTCCGTCAAACTCGCCGCCGTCCATCGAATCGACCCATGCCTCGACACGACGCGCAGCGGAGACGAGACCTTGAAGCGTCCATTTCCGTCGATCGGCGTCGGATACGGCTGAAGTGTCGCCAGGTCTCGCGGCAGGGATGCCGATCTCTTCCATGCGCGCACGGAGCGCCGCGGTTACCTCTTTCTTGCTTATAAGCTGCCCGTCGATGCGCACCTGTTTCGAGCGCTTGGCCGAATGAACGATTTGGTTCACGGCGTCGAGCATCGCCTTGAAATCGGCGTAAGGCAGTGACGCGTAATCGCCCGCACCTTGAAGCGCGCTACGCATTACCGGCTCGATCTGCGCGTACATCTCAGGATCATATTCTTTGACCTTCTCAAGGTCGCTCAACGCCTGCACGGCGTTGACCTTGCCGCCGATGCCGTAGGCACCGAGCACGGCGCGCGCAGCCGTTACGAGCTTCATGTCGTGTTTCTTGGCAAGCACCTTGTCCTTGCGGAAGAGCTTACGGAACTTGAGGAGCGCCTTCTCAGAATCCGCCCGAGCGTCCATGGCCGCCTTGGTCATGGCGACATGGAAGAGCTGTAGGCGCTTCTGGCGGATGGCCTCGTTGCGGTCGCCCGACTTGATGGCCTTCTCCGCCGCACGAGAGGCGCGTACGCCCGCCGCGATGTAGCGATTGGGGTTGAGCTCCTTCACCTTGACCTGACCGATGGCTGACTCCGCCGCGCCTTTGGCGAGACGCTGTAATTCTTGTACTGAGCCCATTTGCTTAAGGAGCGCTGCCATCTCGGTCGCGACGAACCGGAGGCGCGCTTCGTTGTGGATGGCCCGCTCTGCCGCGCGCTCGACTGCGTCCTCATCGGTCAAGTCGCCGTAACGCTCGAGCATGGTCTTGTCGGTAAGCGCGTCAATCTTCGCCTTAGGGTCTTCGGCGGCGACGAGCTCACGGATAAGCTGGTCCCCTGATTCGAGGCCGAACATCTCGGCCACCTGGTCGGGGTGCACCCCTTGCTCGGTGCCGAGCATCCCATACTTGCCGTAGCCGAGTTTCTCTTTTATCGCGCCGAGTGCAGGGTTGCCCTCGAGCATCGCTTCGACCTCGGGGATGTAGAGCTTATGCGCTCCTTCGACCTTATCACCGTCGAGCATTCCGCGCTTCAAGAACTCGCGCGCGCGATAGACCGGCTCGCTCATTACCTGCTCAGTGATTTCTTGCCGTACGGCTCTACGCTTGGCGTCTGCCTCGGCCTGCAATTTCTTGAGCGCCTTGCCTTTGGCGTTTGACAGCCACTTCATATCGCGAAGCGATCGCTTCTCAAGCTCGTGCGCGGCATCCATCGAGGCTTGCAGACCGGTGTCGATGTAGTCCTTGAACTCTTCTGGCGTCATGCCCGCTTCTTCGGGCGTCCTGAACATCGGCTCGAAATTGCGCGCGGCTTCCGCTTCTTTGATCTGCTCGGAGCTCGCGAGCATCCGGTCGAACACGCCGCGTACGTCGTCATTGATCTCGACGTTGAGCGCGACGAGCGAGCGGTAGACCTTCATCAACCACGCACGGAACCGCTGGAACACGCGTTGAATCTCAAGACTCGGTGCACGACCCTCGAAGAGATACGCTTCGAAACCGCGAGCGAATTTCTCGTGGTATACGCGCTGCTCCTCAAGGCTCATGGCGTTCCAGACTTCGAGCCGCGTGCGACCCGAAGGCAACGGTTGCTGCGTTCCGTCCTCTCCGCCTTGGTTCAGGATGTTCGGGTCGTTAGGATCGAACGCGCCGCGGTTATATACGGATTTGATCTTCGTCGGGTCGAAGACAATATATTCGGTCCCCCGGTATGTGGAGTGCTTGACTATCCCGTCGGCGTCACTTTGTATACTGAGATACGCCGCCACAACACGTGACTTCTCGTCAGTCGCGCCGTCGTCGTCTTCCGCGTACTCCGAAGCTACGCTCCTATCTGCGGTGAAGTATATGCCGGCGGGGTTACCCGCGGCGCCCCTTGGCGCCATAGGCTCAAAGGCGTCGAACTCCCGACGAGTACCGTGGTACACGACCAGCGGCTTGCCCTCGGCGTCAACGACCTTACTGTCGCCAAACCAATTTTTGAACTCTGGTGTGTCGGTCTTGCGCTGGCCGTCCTGGTTAAACTCGCCTTCTTTTGTACCTCCCGCCGGTTCACCGTCCGCCTCAATCCCCATCCACTTGAGCGTCGCGTCCATGTCCTGCTTCACTTCGGCCGGTGCGTTCGGATCAAGCGCGATGCGGTTCAGCGTCTCGAGGAAGAAGTGTCCCGACTCGTGGAGAAACGTACTTAGATCCGCTTTGGCGAGGAGCGTGATGGTGCTGGTCGCGGGGTTGAAGCTACCGCGCTTGTTGCCGGTGTCTTGGTTCAGGATGTTCGGGTCATTTGGATCGAACGTCCCGCGGTTGAATACCGATTTGATTTGTTCGGGTCCGAAAGCCACGTAAGAGACACCGCCGAACTCACTGTCGTCAACTTCTAACCCGTCGTACCCTTCCTTCTTGAGAGTCTCTCTTAGAGTTTCACCATCGAGGTAATCAGACGATAAATTCCATAACTCATCGAATGATAGACGTAGCGGATTTTGTAGGGCGAGATACATCGGCATATCTCGTTCTTGCACCGTGCGCTTCGACAAGGGTCTTCCGTGAGCCCACACTCCTACTTCAGCCATAACGGAGGCTTGCGGCGCATCTGTATTGCCTCTTGTGAACTGCCCTAGTCGCTCAAAATCGAAAGTATCGAATTGCGCATCTGTGGCGTGGTACACAACCAGCGGCGCACCCTTCTCGTCAACGACCTTACTGTCGCCGAACCAATTCTTGAACTCTGGTGTGTCGGTTTTCATCCGACCGTCTTGGTAGTACGCATCATGCACCTGGCTGTCCATGCCGCGCGCCGGGTATGTCTGCTCGCGCACGTCGAACACTTCCGAGATGAACGGCCCGGCTTTGCCTTTGCTGTAACCGACCACGGCGTCGTACCCCGCGCCGCGAACGGCGTGCGCGACGATGTTCTCTTGTAGTGCGTAAGGCAGCGTATTGCCCTCTCTACTAACCCGGAGTATCTCGTATGCCAAGTCGGCGCCCGCACCGTACTTCTCCAGTACGCTGCCCACGTCCTCCTCTGACGCGCGACGGCCGAACTTCAAGACCGTAGCCAGAACGTCGGAGCGCATTCGCTTGTAAGCACCTTTTCCTTTCAGCGCGTCATAGGCCAGCTCAGGAACTTTACCCCCCGTCGCGCCCTTGACGAACAGTGGCCGGCGGATAAGAGTCTCACCCTCGAACTTCTCAACGCCCCCGTAACCGTTCTTGCCGGTACGATAATGCTTCACGTCCTTCGATCCCGCCGGTAAGTAGAACACGCCGGTGCGGATTGCTTGCTCACCTTCCTGCTCCGGTTTCTGGAAACGAACTAGGTTAATGACGAGACCCTCGTCCGTTACTTGCGCACCTGCTGTATTGGCCACGGCGCTCGTGAAAGCCTCATCCTTCGGCAAGTCGAGGGGTACCTTCGCGGCAAGCGCTTGCTCTCTCGTGATCTGCTGCAAATCCAACGTCGCCCCGCCCGTCATACCCTGGGCCTGGACGAACTTGTTCTCCTGCGGGTAGTATTTCTTATAGAACTCCTCGGGCGTCATGCCGAGCTTCGCGCCGTATACGGTGGCGAAGTTGGAATGCAACGTAGCGTAGCTCTCGTTCACGTCAGGCGAGAAGCGATTGGCCTCGTTCAATTGACGCAAGATCTCTTCATGCACCGTCTTGCGCGATGCGGCGAACGCCTCGTTGTCGATCTTCTCGGCTAGCACTTTCTCGGTCTGAGCCTGGAGCTCGGCGGCCTGGTTCTTCGAAAACTCTTGCGCCTCGATGAGGCTCATACCCTCGGGCTCGGTCTTGATGTGCTCGGTAAGCGCCCGGTTGAATTCACTCGGTGCGATGTTCGTCGCGTACTCACCGAACGGAATCTTAATGTCGCCACCGGTGTCGAGTGCCTGCTGCAATTGCTCTTGCACGCTCGGAGAGATACCGGCTAGGCCGATGACGTCCACGCCTGCTTGCGCGAGGTCCTGCGGATTGATGTAAATGTCTTTTACCGTACCGTTCTCGGCGGCTTTCTCGACCAGTTGCCGAAATGCTTCAGGGTCGCGCTCACGCAACTTCGACTCCGCCGCTAATTGGCCGAGCTCCTCAACGGCCTTTGCATTCTGCTCGGCGGCGCGGGCTTTCTGGTTGCCCTTGCGGTTGCGCGCGGTAATGACGCCTACGTCCACCAGAGACCCAGGAACTTCACCGATAGCCTCAGCGATGACCGCCGAGGCGCTCACTTCCTGCCCGGAAGCTACGGACCCCGCCACCTCGCCGGCGGCTCCGCCCGTGGCCTGCACACCGGTCTGCGCGGCTACGTTGCCGACCGCGCTCTTCACCAGGCGCGTGCCTGCCACGCCCGCCGTCGCAGCGTCGAAGGCGCCGATGACACCCGCTTTGATGAGTGCCTGTCGATTCTTCTCCTTGAACGCAGAGGTGGCCATAGCGGCACGCACTGCCTTCTCGTCGGCCATGTCAACGCCAAGCTCGTCGAATATTCCGGCTAGTGCTGTCGAGTACTCGGTGCCTGAAGAGGTGAGCCCTGTGGCCGCCGCCAGTCCGCGCACACCTCCTGCCGCCCCGCCGCCTACGATGAGCGGTAGTGAAGGTAATAGCGCCCCGGTTGACTCTGAGAGCACTTGCGAGGTGATAGAGATTGGTGCGTCGCCGAGCGCGCTCGCCGCGTCGCCGAGTCCTTGGGCCTCGCTGAATTTCTGATAGTCCCGCGATACGGGTAGATCTCGCACTTCCTTGGTGCGCCTCGCGAATTCGATCGCATTCTCAGCAATGCGTTGCTCGTGTAGCGCTCGCGCCGCCTGGAGTCTCTCGGGAGTACGCTGCACGCCCGCGAACATCGAACCGTAACGTGTCGATTGCGCAAGCTTCACGTCATCGTTGAGCTCGCCGCTCTCGATGCGGTCAATAACGCCGAGGATCTCCACCGATTCTGTGATTGCGCTGGCATCTCCACCGCGGAGGCTGTTCTTAAGCCCACGGCTAAAGGACGTGGTTACCTTCTCGACTGCGCCCATGTTATCGGTGTCGTCGTGCGCAATCTTGGCGAGATCGATGTTGGATAGCACCGCAGCACTCGCCGGGAACATCTTCTCGTACGTGGCGAAATCGAACTGACTGAGCGTCGCTTTCCTCTTAAGCTCTTCATGGTGTGCCGCTACCACATCGACAGGCACGCCCGTGGCCTTAGCCACGCGACGCAGCGCAGCCTGGGCCTCTGGTATGGTGCCAACAGCGAGAGCCATGCTCGCTTGGAGATTCGGACGAGCAGCGGGGTCTTCCGGCGGGGTACCTCCGAGTGATTCCATTACTGCTACCTTGGGGTCGAAACCTAGATCCATACTATTTCCCTTTACTTATCCCGCGCCAGTAAGCATCGAGCAATTGACCGTCGGTCGGATCCGAGACCCCGAGCTTCTTGAACTCTGCTCTGAGCGCCTCTTCCGCAGCACCTGGAATGTCCTTAGCCTTCATGCCTAACATCGGGCCTGAACTCGATCCGATGAACGCGTTGTAGGTCGTAGTTCTCGCGAACAATCCGTCAATGTGTTGTTGCACCTCGGCGTCGGTCATCTTCTTCCCGCTATTTGCTTGCGCAGCAGCGATACTCTCATTCACAAATTTCCGTATAGCGCCAACGCGCATCTTTGCCGCCGACGTACTGCCCCACCCGCTCGGAGAGGGATCGACCCCGATTGTGCGCAACCTATCGTCGAGCGTCGTCTTAATGGCGGACGAATTAAGCTCCCCGGGGCCGTTCGTCACGTTGCCGCTAACCAGCTTTGCTCGCTCATTGGCAAAGTGTTTAAAATCGGCTTGTGATAGTCCTGAACGCAGCATGAAGAATTGATCTTCGGTATAGCCCCTAAGCTTCGCCGGGTCGCTTAGCTCCTGGTAAAGTCTCTCGTCCGTGGTGTCGTCGCCTTCTGCAATCTTCTTCGCGAAATCCATTACTTTGCCGACGTCCTCCGCCGGAAGGGCCGCGCGCATATCGGCAGACAGAGAGCTGTATTTCCCGCCGTTGTTCACGATCTCCTGCATCGCCTCGGCCACTGTCCTCTCGTCTCGCTGTTTGATAGCTTTGAGCCTGTCGTTGTAGCGGTTCTCGACTTCGCTGAGCGCGAGCTTCAGGCGCTCTGGCCGGCTCGCTCCGACCTGTGTGCGCACTTGGTCCTTAAGTTCCTCGAGCGTAGGTAACGAATTGCGCCCCTCGCCCTTCTCGTACGCGGCCAGGTTCTTTCGTACGTAGTCCTGCGTTTCTTTCGGCACGTAATCGATCCACGCTCCGCCTTCCTTCTCCGCTCGTGCCTTCGCGATGTTGAGCTTGGGTCTGCCCAGGTTGTACTCCGCATAGGCTAGCGAGAGGTCGCCCCCCGAAGCCTTGATGGCATCGTCGAACAAGGCTTTGCCGAGTTGCCGGTTGTAGTCGGCGTCGGTTTTATAGCGCTCTTCGTCCCATTCAACGCCGGCTAGCTTCGCGGCCTCGGGCGCTGTCTGCGGCATAACTTGCGCGATTCCGACGGCGCCTTTAGGCGAGGTCAGAGGTTGGCCGTCCTTGCCGAATTGTCTGCCGCCTGATTCTGTGTTCACTGCGATGTTGAACGCGCGCTCGCTGTTTGGCGTCTCGATCTTCGTAGCCGCGCCTTGCATAACCTTGTCGGCTACGCCTAGCGCAATCTGGCTGTCCATCTGTTTCGTGAGCACACCCTCGGCTTTAAGGATGTCGTCGGCGTTCATGTCTTTCGAGAATTTCTTCATGTACCCGTCGGCGTAGGTCGGGTCGTTGCGCTGCATTGCCGCCTCGAGCGCGGCGAGGTGCGCCTTACTCGTTAGGTCGCGCGCCTGCGCCTCGGCATATGCCGCCGATTTGTTCTGCATTTTTGCGGCGTCATACGCCGCTGCCTTGATTTCTTCGATGCTCTTACTGATCGCTTCCGGGTTGTTGTAGTTGAGCCCGACGTCATTGATTGCATTCTTGATCGTGCCCTCATGCACCGACATGGCGTAGGTTTTGAACTGCTCGCCCTCGTAGGCCATCGCCTGACCGTGGAAGTCCGTGAGCGCGCTGTTCGCCCACTCGAGATAGGTCTCTTTCTGCGCGTCATTGCCGAGACTGTCAGCGATCTCGCCGATACCTTTCTGGTATTTCTCCGCGTACTCATCGGCAAGCGGTTTACCGTCTGGGCGTTGTAATGCGCTGACGTCCTTAAGGTTGGTATAGCCGAACTCTTTGTCGTACTTGAGCCGGAACTGGAGTTCTTTCGCCTTGTTCTTGGCGTCCGACACACGAAGCGCATTGGCCTGATCGAGCTCGTTGGCCTCCATGGCAATCGCTTGCGATGCTCCGCGTTGGATTAAATCCCCGGTCGCCTGCATCTGGCGGCCCGGAAGCGTGGCTTGCTCAACGCCTAACGCGCCCGTGAACTTCTGATCGGGCAGGACGTTCGGTTGAACTTGGAAATTGTCATAGGTAGGAACACGGGGCACGATCTACCTCCCCCTGCTGAATGCGCCGACTCTGTCGAGCATGTAGTAACTTTTCGCGACATCGATCGCGCCTGTGAGTAACGTAGTGCCCGCGCGCATGTAAGGATTGATAGTTCCTGCGCTCGTCCGTTTGAACATTGCGTCATTCTGAAAGTTGGTTGCCTCAGTCCGATAACCCCATGCCGAACGTGCGGCGTTGGCGGCGACGGTATTCGCGTCAATCTCACCCATCACGTCGGTTGAAGTGAGGATGTTGACGGCTGTGTCGCTGCTGAGGTCGATGCCGTTTGCAGCCATTGAGGCGCGTTGCGAACTCTTGAGGTTGGCAGTCCTTAAGCGGACAGATTGTTCGACCTTCTGGCCTTGGCGAATGGCCGATCTTGCGGCGAGCTCTGCCACGCGCGCGTTGTTCTCGGCTAGGTCAGCCTGCCCTTGGAGCGCGAGCTTCTCCCCTTTAGCGCTGTAGTACGCACCCGCGGCGGAGGTTGCCGCGCCGGCGCCTTGCGCTGTCAATAATGCCGTAGGGTTGCACATGCACGTATCTCATGAGGGAATTTGAACCTTTATCCTAGGGCTGCGCAGGGTTGATACGCGTACCGGTGAACTTGTGGAAGGGAAGACCTTGCACTCCGAAGGGCTCAGGCTCGTGGATGGTGAAGCCGATCTTCGCGAGCCAGCGTATGCTCTTTATATTGCGCACGTCGATGTAATTTATGAGAAAACCGTAGCGATCGAGCATTTCGCCCACGTATTTACGTCCTTCGACGATGAACTCGCGGATGAACTCCTCGGCGCGCGGCGTTGCGAGCATCCATGGAGCCGCTCCGCTAGAAGGTAGAGGCGCCGCGCCACGCATGGCAATGATTTCCTGCGTGTTAATGTCTATGATCGTATCCGCGCTCTCACTCACCGCCACGCTCTGCCTGAGCAATATCTCGAGATTTACGCCTTCACCTTGTGTTGCCTTCATTTCTCGCACGTCGTCCGACCGCATATGCGCGGCGAGGAAGGCATAATCGCTCTCCTCGACGGGGCGAATGCTTACTCTAAGAGCCAACGGAAACCTCGATCGTCATTGACGTTATGGTCAGGGGTAACGGATCGGATTGACGGGCGCATACGGTCCCACTATCCGCCCATGTCGGCGTGAGCACGATCGCAACCTCACCCGTTCTGAGGTCAGGTGGCGAACCATAGACCTCGTCGGTTCGAATCTTCGCTTCGACCAGTTTCGTAAAGCTCGGGCCCGCAAAGATGCCACTTGAACGGTACACGCGGAGCCACACCTTGTTTACGTTCTTCTGACGGCCTTGTCCGAACGCCGCCACGCCTTCGAGCGCCAACGGTAACGTCTCGATGTCGGCCTCAATCGGGAGGCCGATATGTATGCGGCTCGCCTTAATACTGTCGTTGAGGGTAATAGCCCCACCGCTGACCGTTTGTTGCGGCATCACTGCGCCGTCGGCCAAGATGTTCACCGTCTCGCCTTCGAGGTGGCTCAAGCCGGACGCAAGGGTGTTCACCGCTTCGCGCGCATATCCGCCGCTCAGATATGTGGTATAGCTCGAGGTGTTGATGTTGTTCCCGTCCTCGTCTGTGAGCTCGAAGGTGTTGGCCGCCACGTTCGCGACGATAACGCGCACGCCGTTGAGCTCAGTCATACCCTCAATGTCTGAGAGATCGACCACGTCCCCGTTGCTGAAACCGTGTGACGCGCTCGTGACGACACCTGGGTTCGCCTTAGTGATAGCCGTGATGGTCTTCGGGTCATCGTACGTTGCACCGGAATCCACGAAGAACGCGTCATCAAGTTCCTCGAACACGCGCGTGTGTAGCCGCTCGATATAGCGTTTCCATCCGCCGTTTATGTATCTGCGCACCACAACATAGACCGCGTCTTCCGTGCCTTCAGCCACTGTTGTGACCGATTCGAACGAGCTCTCGGCCGTTGCGGTGTAGGAGTCGTGGCGATGCCACGCGCCGACTTGTTGCTCTGGTACGTAGGTAAGCCCGAGTAAATCGCCGTTGCTGCTCACGGCCCACACAATCGGTTGTGGCGCCTGCGCATAGGCGAGATCGACAATGTCGAGGCTATCGAAGAGATGTGGCGCACGGAGCGAGAGATCGCCCGTGGCGTAGCCGCTCTGCTGCGCACTACTTACATAACCAAGTTCGCGTACGTGTCCGCCGCGCGCGGCGACGTAGAGCATGTTGTTATTGTCCACGACGACCGGTTGAACGTTCGACGCTCCTGCGCCTGACACGATCTTGCGCGAGATCGAGGTCGGCGTTACCGCGTCAGTATTGACCGACGTTACCCGCCAGATCGCGGAGGACGTGCAAAGCATTAAATCTTGCAACGGCACGATATGGCGAATGGTGTTCGCTTGCGTCGCTGAGATACGGAAGCTAATCGCGTCGTCGTCTCGCGTCGGGATGGAATACGCTAAGTTAGACTCAGTACCCGAGCGCGTCATCCAAAGCGTTTGAAGTTTGCTGTTCGTACCCCCGAACGTTCTACGTTGTTCGAAATAACTCGTGGCCGCCGGGTAATTGTTCGAGCCGGTGAAAGGATCGTTGGCAATCGGTGGAGTCTTCGAGATATCGGCTGTGATGTTATCGTCAACGAAGCTCGTTGCATCGGTCTGGCCAATATACCCATAGAGTCCGTTCGACTGCTTGTAGACGTTGTACCGCGCGGCGCCACTTACCGAACTCCACGTGATCGTGTTGTAGTTGCCCGCGGTCTCTAGATTATTCGAACAGTCATCCGGTGTGCCTGCGAGACTTTCCTCGATGCCGGTGCTGCCTACTGCCGTCACGGTGTAGCGCATCGTGACAAGGCCCGTGCCTGTGGCGACCGTTGCGGTCGCGGCAATACTGCCCGGGGCGGAGAGCTCAGAAGCGAAAGAGATAGTCGAGAGTACCCATGTCGTTGCGCCCGATCGGCGTAGCTCACGCGGTGCGTAGGATGGATGCACGAAGGTGAGCACGTCCGCGGATTGCACGTAGTGAAGATCGAATAGGTCGTTTTCGTCGTAGGGGCTTGGTATCTCGTACGCCGCGCTCGGGAGCGGATACCAGTAGGTTGCGTTCGGTGGTTGTTGGTTCGTGTGCGCAAGAATGCAGTAGTAATTGACGCCGAGCCTTGAGGCGAGGTCACCTACGACATAGGCGGTTGCGTTCGACCAGGCGATTGCCGAGCCGGCAAGGAGCGTCGCGCCCGAGGTATGAAAACGGAAATATTCATCTCCGCACTCGATCACCATCGTCTGCGTTGTTGAATAGGTGAAAGGTATTAGGCGCGTTGCCTTTGTCGAGTCTTTTACCTCGCGCACGAATTCGAAACCGGCGCGGTTCTCCACAGGGCCGTGGGGTTTAACCGTGAAGTTACGGCACGTGGCAAGCCCGGTTTGGAATTTAGGGTCGGCAATCTGGCCGAAGAACTCCGGCGTCAACTCGCCGCCGTTGAATGCTTTGGTCAGTGTACGCGTTTGCACTTTCCTACCTCCCCGCGAGCCACGGAACAACGTGCTGCGGCTTTACGTTACGCTGTTGGCTGTCCGATGTTGTTGCACGACCGAGCCAGTACGCAACCATCTGCAAGCAACGTTGAGCTTCGTCTCTGCCTTCTTTACCTTTTATGAGGGGCCCCGCGACATAACTCGCCAGCAACCAGCTCAGCGTCGTTACGAACAATGGCGAGAACTTGGCGGTGTCGGTGACACGGATGATGTAGCGAAGAACGGCCTCCGACTGATTCGTGACGATAATCTCATCGCCGTCATCGTTGCTCTCCATAGCGAAGGGCTGCGTCTGTACCAGTGTGGTCCAAGGTACGGGCGAATGTAGGCTACCGTCTGCAAACGTGACGGTGCCGGTAGGTAAAGGGCTTGTGTAATCGTCCTGCGCGTTCGGGGGCAATACCGCGAAGACGTGCAACGCGTTCGTCGGTTTGGCGTAGGCGTATTCCCAGCCGGTATCAAGCGCAGTGACTTCTGCGCCTGTGATGCGCCGTGTGGCAAAATTCCATGGGTGCATCTCAAGTAGGGCGTCGCGCGCGATCGTATAGAATTGCGCGCAACGCTCTGCTTGTGCGCTGCCCTCAGGTGGATCGAGGCTCGCAATCGTGGCGTCATCACCAAGATGCGAGAGTGCTAGATTCGCAATGTCAATATCTGAAGCCACTTCCTATCTCCTATAAAGAACAGGGGGCACGGAGCCCCCTGCGCCTAACGACTCAACTGCAAATCCTCTGGCTTAGACCAGTGCCTCATCCGCCTTCGCGGGAGCCTTGCTTGCCAAGGCTTTCTTGATCGCCGCCTCTTTGGGTGTGTCTTTCGCTGCTGCCGCCGCGTTCATCTCGTTGAACGTGGTAGGACTCGGCGCGGCTTTCGCCGCGGCAGGCTTCGACAACCCAACGGGTTCGAACCATTTTCCTTTGACTCCTTCGGCAACCTCGAATACTGCCCCCGCGCGGACGCGGCGGCCTTTGTAGAATCCGTCTTTTAAAGCTCGTACTTGCATACTGCTGTCCTCCTAGATTGGTCGAATGGGGCGGCAGTGACGCCGCCCTCACTCAATTAGATTGCGTCTGGGTAGATGGTGTGCTTGGCGATGTCCTTCGTCAGGAACGCGTTAACCTTACCCGCGGTGAATGCCGCCACTGCTGTGGTCTGCAAGATACCGAGGTAACGCTCATACGTGCCGGAAGGCAGACGCGCGGCGAGTACCGTGGTGCCTGCTGTCAGCGAAGCAACCGCGATTGCCGCGGTGCTCAGGTGGTAGGTTGCCGAACCGTCCACCGCGATCGCCGCTTGCGCGTCAGATGCGAGGTGGAATGCCCCGGTGGCCGAACCGCCCGAAGTAGCCGTTGTGTCTACCTGGATAACCACGTAGAGGTCTTCGCCGGTGCCGATGTCACGGCTCGTTGAGCCGAGGTCCATCACGTCACCGATTAGGTAACTCGCCGCCGCGCCGGTATTAAGCGAGGTAGCGTCGCAAAATTCTGCTCTTTCATCTAAAATCATTGTCGTAATCCTCTTATTTGTTGTGAGTGAGTTAGGCCAAGCTAGCTTGGCCCTACCTCAAACTAGATGCCTGACTCGGTATTGGTGATCGCGTCTACGCGGCGAACTGGGACGCCGTCGAAAGCCACGACGCTCTTGCCCGCAACTTCGTCCATTGTCAGGGTCGAACTTGCGACCTTATTGACAATCTGACGGCGGAGCATCGAACGGATCGAGCGGTTTACGTAGAACGCCGGACGACCCATTTTCAAGTTCGGAACGAGCTCGAGTGCTTGGGTCATGATGTCGATGAGATTCGGACCGGTTGCCGCGTTGTACACGAGGTTTTCGGCGTCGATATTCATGCGAACCACGTAGCGCCAATCGCGTACGCAGAGACCGCAATCCCAACGGTAATGCGTACGGTATGCCTCCATCCGTCCGCCGGCACCGTCCACGTTCTCGATCGTGACTTGTCCTTTGTCTGTGACCTGAAGACCGGCTTTGCTTCCTTTCGGATAGATCATATGCGCGGTGTTTGGTCCCCATACAACAAGCCACAAAGAGGTGTTATCGCTACCGTCCGGTGTTGCTGCATCGGTGAGGATGTTGTCGGCATTCGCAGCAGATTGGCTGTTATACCGTGGGGCGAAACCGGTGAAAGCTTCGGGCTCACTTGCCTCGTCACCGTAGAACAGAGTTGACGCCATCTCTTGGTTCATACCTTCGATGTGCGCCATCTCTTCAGAGAGACGGAAGGAAGCGGTGTTACCGTTCAAATCAGCGAGCGCCTTATCGACTTCGGCGTATGCCTCAAGCATACCGCAGCCTTCAGTGACTTGTGCGGTTGTGCTCTTCGTCGGTTGAACGCCGCCGTATAATCTACGCCAGGTTGGTGTAGGGAGACCGGTGCGCACCGTGGTTCGGTGACCGGTAGGCAAATTGCCTTCGAGCCATACGGCATCGTCGAGCACTTCGTTTGTTTGGCTCAGAAGCTCCGCGATCTTGTCAACCTGACCGTTCGGGTCTAGGCGCTTCGATACGTCGAGAAGCGTAGGGTGGGTAGTGGATAAAGTAGCCATTTAAGACCTCCTTGCTGGATTGTTGCTTGTTACTTTTTCATGGTTGGGTAGAGAACCGTCGCTGGGTCGTCATGCACGCCTTCGCCTGCACCCGAACCTACAATCTTGTCCTCGCTGATAGCTTTACCTGCCCTGAACAACATCCGAATAACTTCCGGGTGATTGCCTAGGCCAGTTCCCTTCGGGTTCTCCGTAGGGTGGTATTTGCCCAACAGTGCCCTCAATTCTGGCGTGCCGAAAGCGTCCACCGCCTTCTTGGCCACCGATAGGTTTTCGTTAAGCTTATCGCCCCCGAATTCCTTGTCGGCTTTCGCCGCATCCGCCCAAAGCTGAGTTGCTTGCTCTACTGCTTCGACTTGTTTCGCGGCAAATTTCGCTGCGAGCTTCGGTCCGAAGTCTGCGATAGCTTGCGCACTCTCTTGGTCGAGGCCCTTCTCTTTGGCGAAAGCTTCGAATTCTTGTAGCGTGTCAGCGTCGATCTCGACGCCTTCCTCGAACTTGAATTCGTATTGCTCGGGCGCACCTGGTTTAGTGTCGTCCTGCTTCTTCTCGCCTTCCGTAGAAGCGCCCTTGTCAGCCGTCTTGCCTTCCTCGGCAGTCTGGCCGCCAGCGGTGCTGTCGGTCTGTTGTGCCGATGCGTCTGTCACTGCCGCGGTTGCGGTAGTATCCGTCGCACCTTGCTGTCCCTGGCCCGCATCGGTGTTACTTGTTGCGGCGTCCGTTATCAGCGTGTCGTTTGTTGTCATGTTCGCGTTGCTCCAATACCATGGTGTTGTAGCGTTCCGGGCAGTGTTCGTTGATAAGAGCCATGTAGGCCAAACCAACGTTTCTCGCGCCTTCACGGAAAAACGTCTCCGAATTTCCGGTGAAGCTGGTACGATACAAACCTGTTCTTTCCAGCAGGCCCCACACTAGGCGGCGCCCACGCTTATCACTCATTAACCATTTGACGTCGTCGGCCTCTTGACGGGAGGTGAGGCGTTGCTTTTCCTCTCGGTCGAGCCTTGCCCTCTCCTGCGCCTGAATGTCTAACGGGTCTGTGGTCATTCTCTGATCCTAACGTTTCTCGTTCTCGATACGCGTACCACCTTATGACGTCGAGTAGCCACTGAACATTTGCATAACATCTGTCAGCGCGTTCTTGTCGTCGGTAGGTGTGTTGCCGAGTTTGTTAGCCGCGCCGGCTGCCTGCTCGGCTAATGCGGCTTGCTGCGCGGCGGCTTGTGCCTGCGCACGGTCCTTGCGCACCATCGCCACTTTGTCATCCGCGACGATGAGCTCGGGATCAATGCCGAGCATGTCGGCGTAGGCATCGGCCCATTTATCTTCGTTGAACTTATCGAGCACGTTCGGTTTGAACCCGGCGATCATGCCGAGATTGCCAACGTACCGGTCGATTGCGCCGGTGCTTACCGCGCGCTGCGCTTGGGCGAGTACGGACACGAATTCGACGTTGAGGTCTTGGCCTTGCAATTCATCGGGAGGAGGCGGCACGATACCGGTCTCGATCATGCGATCGAACGTGGTATCGACTAGGGGCTCAAGGAGTTCGTTGTGCATGCGCTCAAGCACGGGCCCGAGCATGAGAAGTTTCTCCTCGTGGCGCTCCGCAACTTCTGTCGCGGTGACGTTGCTGCGTGTATCGTTCGCGAGCATGAGGAATAGATCGCTGTAGAACGTTTCGCGGATGCGTTGCCGTACGTCCTGAATATCCATCAAGAGATGTTGCAAGTTCAGATTCACGTCGAACATGGTTCTCACGCCGCCGCCAGGTGACGCCATATCGATGTAGGAGACACCGCCGGGCAGTCTCTCAAGCTCGCGATTCTTCATGCTTGATGGCACTTGCAGAGGCGGCCTTGTCATGTAGTCGATGCCTTCGGCCTTGCGTATTTGCTGGTGCTGTAACTGCTTAACGTCTCCGAGCGCCTCCATCCCCGGGCACGTGTCCCCGTAAGTATTCCCTCCGGTGACTGCCCAACGTGGAGTGAGCGCGCGAAAGCGCTTCATTCCTGATTCGCGCAGATACTTGTTCTCGGTCTGCCCGCGTTCGAAGTAACACGAGCTGTAGGGCATGTTGCGTGCATCTTTCTTGCGAACGTCACGCTCACGGCGTGGTTCGATCGCGTGGATAACGGTCACGTAGACGTCATACGCGCCACGATCGTAGAGATTGCGTACGTGTTGACTGCAATTTTCTAGACCGAATTCCTCGACCAGCGCGCCGACGGTCTTATCGAATTCGCGGTAAAGCGTATTGACGACGCCACGGTAATCCGCGGCAATTGCGTATTCGCCGAAGGTCAATGGGTAGTGATGGATGACCTTCTCGAAGTCGTCCATGAGGATCGTTGCACCGGTCGCGAAGGTGCCGAGCTCTTCGTAGATGTTGTGAAGCGCGCGGTACGTGTTGGACCGTTGGAAGATGTTGAGCATCCGGCGAGTGACCGTGTTCAGCCACACCTTCACCGGTGCGGATCTCATGAGGTCTTCGTCCGGCGTCGCCAGACGAATCCATGGGCGTGCGGGTGAGGTGGCACCGCTCATAAGGCCCGCGCCGAGTGTGCGGAGCGCTTTGGTGCCGGTGCTGTCGTAGATGCTGTTGTGACGGCGTTCGCCTTTGTTCACATCCTGTGTGAAGAAACGTCCAGAGCGCGGGAGGAGGTATTGGCTCGTCTCTTTGCAATGCGCGTCGAAGCTTGAACGCTCAGTCTTGAGCGCACTCCACCGTGCATTGTGCTTCTCGCGCTGAGTCTGTTCCGCCATGTTCTACATTCCGAGGAGGGTGTTCTTACCGAGTGATAATTTCGACGGGTCAATGCCGCCGGGGCCGGTGAGCATGGTGGCGGTTGCGTTCGCACCTTCGGCCATGGCGTTCTGGTTACGCATGCCTGCGACGTTCGGTGACTTCGCATCGACCTTATTCATTTCCGATTCGGCCATGGCGAGCTGTTTATCAGACGCGGCTTTCGCCTGCGCATTAGCCTTTTTCATTTCTTTCTGCTGTTGTTGGCCGTTGTAAACGGTCGCGGCGGTGCCCGCGACGGCAGCCGTGGCGCCGATGATCGCCAAGGTGGTGGGTTCGCACATGAGAATCTCCCTAACGCAAGTTGCTGTATGGATTGTAGTCGTTGAGTTGCTTGTTACGCGTACCGGTAATTAGATGGACCTTCGGCGTCTCGATGAGTGCTAAGAAATACGCACTCGCGTAGTCAGGAGAACGGCCTATGCGCTTGACGATCTCCTCGCGACTCTCGACCTTAATCACCATGCCTTGGAGCTCCCATTTGAACGCGCAAAGGTCTTTGCGCAGACCATCGTGCGGAGGCAATGCGATGCCGGTGGTGTTGCTCGGATCGAGCGCCTCGCGCATGCGCCATGCGAGCTCAGAGCGCTGGTTAAGGAAACGTAGGCGCCCCGACCTATCTGTGCCGAGCGCTTTCTCCGCGACGTTGACGCCGACCACGGGCTGGCGTGCGGTGTTGAGGAAATCGTAAGGTGATGCGCCCACACCGATGACGTCAAGGTGCTGGGGTGCTTGATCGCGTGATGCTGCGATAACAAGCCCTGCGACCGTCGGGCCGTCGGGGGTCTCGCTGCCTTGGTACTCGAGCGGCATATCGAACCACATGGCGTGACGCCGAGCGATGATGGTCTTGTCGCGCCCACCGCGTGCCACATCCACGCCCAAACTGTCCATCTCTGGCAATTTGTGGGGCTTGCTCCAACGCGCCATAGCCTCGTCCACCCACGCCGTCGGGATGACCTGCCACGGGTCTTCCTCGATTCCGGCTTTGAAATCGCCGTTGAGCATCTGCGATCGCAGAGGCTCGGGGAGTGCTTGGAGCTGCGCCATATAGTCCGTTGCCATGTAATAGGGGTTGTCGGTAAGCCGCGCGGGAATGAACGTGCGCGACTTAGGTTTGATGATTTGCTCGGCGCTATACTGCGCAGGGTCGAAGTCGTAGCACGGTGCATCGTTCTTGAGAACGAACGGCTTACCGTTCTCGAGCTCGATGTCCTTGTCCTTCACGGTGGTGAACCACCGGAGTTCACCGGGTGCCGCTGGATTGGGGTGATTGTCGTCGAGCCATGGCGCGAAGAACGCGATAACCCAACGCCCCTCGCTCGTGGTCGGCGGGTTGAAGGTCATGAGCACGCGCGCGCGGACGGATGGATCGTTGGTCCGTGTCCACCCCATGACGAAACGCACCTGCGCCTCGCGCATCTCGGTGACCTCGTCGAAGGCTTTGAGGTCGTGGGGCCGTCCCTGCCAGCGTGCCTCGTCGCCGGGGTTATCGAGCCCCGCGAACTCTATGAGCGCGCCGTTGGTCTGCCAGATGCTTTTCTGCGAGTTGTAGCCGTCACGATCGCCGAGGAGCTCAGTCAAACGTTGTACCACACCCTCGGTCTGTGCCTTCTCTCGGCGCACGACGAGACAACGTTTGTGTTTCGTAAGGCTCAGGCCTGCGATTAGATCGGTCTTTCCACCCCCTGCGGCACCCCCATAGCCGGTGATGTCCGCCTTGCTCTCGTAGGCTAAGCTTTGGGGCCCTGGCAGCGGTCTCCAAACCGTCTTGTCGAGCGCCGCCGCACGTAGCACGATGCTACGTTCTTCGGGAGTGAGGTGTTGTAGGAGTTCTTCGGTCCAGACCAGAGCCATTAGACAAGGTCGCTCGCATCCTCTTCGGGCTGCGCCTCTTTAGCCTTCGCCATGCGTGCGGTGGCCGCGGCGTGGATAGCGTTGAGCTTGGCCGCGAGTTGCGTTTCGTTTAGGCTGGTCAAACTACCATCAGGGTTAGTGACCTCGGTTGTGATCCTGTTGCCGTATTTCTTGGGCGCAAGGGCCTGTAGATACCATTTGCGCGCCTCGACACGTAGTCGCGAACGTGACGCCGCCTCCTTGTTCTGGATGATCTTGCGACCGCGTTTTGCCTCACGTTCCATGAAATCGTTGGTGCCATCGTCAGCAATCTCGAGAATCTCATCCGCCATCACATCGAGCCCGATGTCGCGCGCGTCTCTGTAGGGTCTCGCAAAACCGTGGCGGTCGTAGGTCACCCACTCGCGCACCGACGATTCGTCGGGCATGTGCGCGTCACGGCATATCGAGCGCAGGCTCTCGCCTTGCGCAAGGCGCTTGAGGATTTCTGCTGCGATCTCGGGCGTGTAGGTCACGCCGAAGGGAGGATTGGTCATAGCACCCTACACCCCCTCGTACACCATGCCTTCTGCAATCGCCGCCGAGAGGCTCTTCACCGTTGCTTGTTCCTCGGCTGTCATGAGGCTCGTGAACAGCGGCTCCTGCCGAGCCCATACGTACAGCGGGTTGGCGTCTGGGATTGAGAAAGTGTAAGCCGTGATGGTGGAATCTCCTGTCGCCTGGCGCACGCGTGTCGTGGCCTGCGCGTTATACGCGGCGAACTCCGATGCGAGATGCCGCGAGAAACCGCATGAAGGCGGTGGAGGGTCTTGGTAGAAGAAAATTCTGCTTGTCATGATAGCGTCGGGCCTCCCCATCTTGAAACCATATCGTTGAGTTCAATACTCAGCTCGGCGGCGCTGAGCGCGTAGCCGTAGATGCGTATCTCGCCGATGCCACCGGTCAAGTATCGATCGGCGTCCCGATTAGAACCGATGAAAAAGGTGTCAACCCCTGAGACGTTCACACCGTTGGAATCTGAGTTACTGTTGGTGTTGTTGACCGAAATAAATTGCGTCGTGCCTGTCTTCCGGCCAACAAGTAGCTGGTAATTGGTGTTTGTATTGCCTGAGCTAGAGACTGCGGTGCCTCCCGAGTTACAAGCGAAATTACATTGGCCCGCGGTAGCCGTATAGCCGAACTGGATGCGTGCTGTCACGCCCGCCGCAGCGCCGAGGATGCGCTGTATGGTTGCGTTCTCCAAGTTGCGCTTAGCAAGAGCGATGATGGTGTGATCGCCTTGGGTCAGGGTGTAGAGCCCCGAGGGCAAGGCCAAGGTGTCCCCGCCATCGAAGAGCACGGTCTGCTGGCCGTTGAACTGACCCGCCGTCACGGTGGGGCGTTTGGTACCCGTCCCCTGCAAAGCGGTGTCATATCCGTTGCCTGAGCTGTCTGGCCAGACCGAGAGCGCTCCTACGCTCAGACTGAGCGCGTCGTACCAAGCGAGTTTTGTCGGTCGGGCGGTGGCGAGGCTCCTACGCGCCCGGACGATGGGGATTTGCAAACCCATGCGTTAATCCTGGTAGATGTGGAGGCGAACGTTGAAGACCTCGGCGGAAACCGGAGTGTATGCGTTACGCGCCACGAGCATGCCGTACAAGGCTTTCGAGCCCGATGCGCACTTAAAGGGCACGTTGACTACGCCCGAGGTGAGGAGGACATTACCCCCTGCGCCCGACGTGGCATCGCCGACGTAGGAAGTGGAAACTGGGATCACCGCCACCACCGTCTGCATCTCGGCATCAGTCGGAGTGATCGCAGCATTATCGTTGTCGGGGGTGTAGGTGGTGTCAAAGAGCCAGAGCTCAGCACTGAGCTTGGTCGATTGGGCCGCGGAATCGTCAATCATGACCCGCGCAATGACGCCGCTGCCCCCTTCGAAACGCACGCACTCATTGAAGGTGAAGACGGTAGGCGCTGAGGTCGAGTCGTTGATCGCGTCGCCTGCGGTGTAAGCTGTGGTGTCCGCTGGCCGTGTCTTGGATGCGGAGACCACAACAGTGTGGCCGCCTGCTACAACGGGAGAATCATTTCCGGGCATATAGCGCTCGCAGTTAGGGGTTCTGCCCTCACTCTAGCGCTCCTCGATAGCGTTACGCGTACCGGGTCATCCGTCGTATCGGCAGCGCTTATCGAGATGCTCGGAAAAGGAAAACTCGCTCTCAAGCCAAAAGGCACGATGCCGATTCCCCTTGGCCTTGCCACCTTCGGTTGCCTCCTTAAAAGCCGCCAACACCCCGACGCGCCTGCGGTAGCGGCATATGCCCGAAATGGTGCTGCGGGGCACGTTGAACCAGCGCGCGAGGGTTCGGTAGCCGATGAAGCCCTCTTCGTAGAGCAATCTGATCTGCTCCACTTGTACGTCGGTGAGCTTCGCGTGGTGATGTGATTCGCCGACCCGATAACCATTTTCATCGACTCCAATTAGTCTACGGTTCTTCATTAAATTCCTCTCGGATTGAGTTAGCAAGTGCAACTCGCATAAAATACGAACTCGCATAACATTACGTGTTACCCTTGTTACCCTTGTTACCCTTGTTACCCTAAACTCCTAAAGTACCTATAAATGCATGTAGCCCGTCTTATAGCCTGTTTACTCTATTTCTATTACCTTCAGTAAGAAAAGAAGGGTAACAAGGGTAACACTAGTAACGACGGGGCCTTCAAGGGTAACAAGAAGGGTAACAGAAGGGTTACAAGGGTAACAACGAATTCGCATAGAATACGAATTCGCATTTATTACATGTTCGCATCTGCTATACGCATCCATGCCTTGAACACCCTCTCCCCTTCCCTAATGACCCTCCTTGTATAGTCTAATTCTCTAAGTATTGAAGCCACCCTCTGCTCGTCTCCTCGTCGGACATTCTTCAAATCCACCCCCAGAGCCCCCTGCATGACCTCGGTTATGCGAAGGTAAGGTGCGTTGATCGGCGCCACCCCGTCCACCCCGTCCGCGGTATGAAGCCAGGCGTGAATCGTCTCGGCCCAACTATCGCTCATGCGGTGGGTGTCGTGCACCTCGACCGATAGCTCTTGAGCTTGGCGCCACTCAATACCGCGCTCGGTGAAGCGCTCGCGCGCTTCGGCCCATAATTGCAGGCGATCAGCTTTAATGCCGGCGTGATCTACCTTCCCGCACATCACCGGAAGCCAACGCCGATTGCCTGTGGTGTCCGCCAAGAATTCAAGTTGATTGCCCGTTCCGATGAACACGGAACGGCGGGGATAGCTCTTAGAGAACTCACGGTATTTAGGAATCCAGCTTTCGAAACGGCGCGTGATGAAATCTTTGATCGACTCCATATCCCGGCTGTGCAAGCCTCGGAGCTCGCCGATCTCAATCACCAAACGGCCTCGCATCCTCCGCGCCTGATCGGCATCACGGGCCATAAGGTCGATCGAGGTGTAGAACTCTTCCGAGGGCACCATCGTCTCAAGTCCGAAGCTCTTGCCCGCCCCTTGCTCGCCCACCAACACCGGCACCATATCAGCCTTAACACCTGGTTCCATCACACGGCCAGCTAACGCGCTCCACATATACGCAGAGACGCTACGGCTATAGTCGCTGTCTTCGACGCGAAAGTAATCACGGAGGAATGTCTCGACCCTCTGCACCCCGTCCCATTCAAGCCCTGAAAGCCACTCGACCGCGCTGTCGAACGCATGGTGCGAGGCGACGTACTCAACCGCATCACGTATCATCTCTTTCTGCACAGGTTTGAAACCCCCACTCTCGAGCCTTAGCCGAAGGGCGAAGTAGTCGACATCGCCAAGCGCACGCCACTCACCTACAGCGCCGTCCGGCGCCATCATGATCTCGTCGCGGAACTCGTCGAACCGTAATTGCCAACCGCAAATGTCGCTGCGCTCTAAAGCCATGCGCACGTTATCTACTGTTGCGAGGATGGCGCCCTTCTTATCACGCTCAAAACGCGGCAACTCAAGCTCAGGCACTTGCTCATCGAGCACCGTCGGCATGCCCTCGAGATCGGCCATGCGAACGCCAAGCGCATCGAGGAAATCCTCATCACGCCGAGCACTACAGCTCTCGTGTAGGCATTTGAAGTGCCCTTGGTCGAAACCGCCTGTGCCTTTGGGAAAGTACACGGTTTCCGAGGGGCCTGAATCCACGCTGTGTCCATCCTTGAACGGGCATGCGATCTGAAGCTCTCCGTCACGACCCACACCAATAACATCGAGGAACTTTACGGTCTCGTCCTCGAGCCCAAGATCGAGTCCACGGATGCGCGCCTTGCGTTCGCGCATCTCAACTGCCCTGATCTCGATCTCTACGGCGTCGTGCTCACCGCGCCACAACCCACTGCGCACCGGCACTGGGTCTTCTACGCCTTCCTCAAGTACGGGCGTGGAGGTGTAATGTACTTGCACCGGGTTGAAGACCGCCTTGTCGCAAACCACGCCCTCACAGGCCGCCCACTCTCGGAGTGCTGCGCTCGTTGCTGGCTCTCCTAGCCAGAACCATAAATGCGCTTTGAAGAGATGCTTCTTGTCCTTGTGGCCTGCGCTGTTCGAAAGCTGCCAGTGGAACGAGATGTTGTGGAATTCTTGGGGGAGGACTTGCGCGATATACTCAAGCGCAGACTCTACGGGCTCAAGCACCGGATCGGCGGTGAGAGGCTCGAAATGATCGACCTCGATGAGCACACTGTGAAGCGCTTGGTCTTCAAACTCATCGAGCCGGCGGAGCACTTGCTTTGCGCCGGTCTTATGTTTGCCGCGGATGACGCAGGAGTGAGGGTCTTCCTCAAGCTTAGTGAGGAGGGCAGAGAGCTCGTCGATACCGTGGATGGTCTGGGTGCTTAGAATGAAATTCTTAGCGCGGTCGTAGTTTTCTACGTTGCCGTCGGCTTTCCAGAGCTTTGCGAGTCTGCGTGTGGGGTGGGTAAGGATCGAGAGCACATCGGCGGCGTCTGATCTAGTGTCTGTCTGCACAATTACGCCGTCTCTCGTAGCTAATATCGGTTTTAAGGTCACAACATCCTCCTCCTTTGTTTTGGTAGCGGGGGCTAGAAACTCAGCCTTGGATGAGAGGGCTTCTTAGGGAGCCGTAGCTCCTTATCCGCCGCACCCCCGCCATAAAGGAAAGAAGGTAGATGGTAGAAAGCAAAAAACCCGCAAACAAAAATGGCGCGGGTTCCGCCAAGGACGAGAATTTCTATTCTCGCCCCCATGGCTAAGACCCACGATTAAATATGTCAATGGGACTTTTTACAAAAGATTTATACGAGTGAGTGAGAAGGGTCTTGATCCTTCACCACTGCCGCCGCCGCCGATGTCTCGCGGCACGCCCGGGCATAAGGGCACTCGGCGCACGCCGAGCAAAGGTCCATGCGTGTGATCTCAGGCAGGCGCCCATCGCTCGCCGTGCGTAGGCTTTTAGCCGCCATCTCAATCCGACCGGCAAGCGCCGCGTTCGCTTCGCGGTAGCCGTAGGCCAGTTGTTTAAAAAGGTAGGCGACGGAGGTGCCAGCGGCTCTAGCTAGAGCACCCTGCTCCGCCGCCGTGGCCCACTCCTGCCACTCTTTTAGTTTTGATACCATTTCACATTCCTATAACGCTCGCAGTTGTCCCTCCTAGAACCTCTAGATTTAGCAAATGGTACAACAGCGTGTCAACCAGAATCTATAGCACTTGCTATCAGATAGCACACGGGGGTAGGATTGGACGATATGGCAAAACAGCCGACACCGCGGCAGCGCAATCTGCGCCGGCTCATCGCTCAATGGGGCGGGGGCGAGGCGCTTGCGAAGAAACTCGGATATGCGAACGGGTCTTATTTATCCCACATGGCCACCGGCCATCGTCCGATCACCGAAAAAACGGCTAGGCGCATCGAGACCGAACTTCGGTTGCCTCCGATGTGGATGGACGCGGAACATGACGCGCGGCGTGACGACCCACCGCCCGTGCGCGTCAGCACTACGCTCTTCGCGCAAGTGGTCGAGGCCGTAAGCACGGCGATGCAAGAGCTCGGCGTCGAACTCGGGCTAGGGAAATTTGAGGACGTCGTGACTCTTATATATGAGGACGCGCTCGAGCGTGGCGAGCTGAGTCAAGCACTCGTGCGGCGGATGCTAGGGCTGGCAAGGTGATTGCATCTCCCTTCGACAAGGAGGGGGTTCTTTAACCAACCGCAGCAAGGAAGCTAGAGAAGATGGACCGAGCAGTCTTACACCAGCGCATCAAGTATCTTATCGAGGAGGGAGGGTTACATCCTGAGGAGAAACCGGCAAGCCGACACCTTTTCTTAAAGATCACCG